AAAAAAGACAAATGCTTTTTGTCAAGTCGTGGCAGCCCCTCTCTCAAAAACTAGTTTATCCGAGTGGGTATATTGACCGGTTAAACACTTCGCACATAATGGAGAGAATGAGGTAACCCAGTTTTATACCCACTTAAGTGGGTTGGCTTGGGAGGCTAATCTAAGATTACTCTCCTCATATCTTTATCACACTCTCGAAAGGAGCAACCATGGGAGTGCGCGAGAACAAATACCAGGCGGGTCTTATCAAAAGACTCACCGCCCGGTTCCCGCATTGCATGATTTTGAAGAACGACTCTGGATATCTTCAGGGGGTTCCCGACCTCATCGTGTTATGCGATGAAAAATGGGCTATGCTAGAAGTTAAGGCATCCGCCAAAGCTTCGCATCAGCCTAACCAAGACTACTATGTCGAGAAGCTCGACTACATGGGGTTCGCCCGATTCGTATATCCTGAGAACGAGGCCGCTGTGCTAAATGAGCTCGACGCATATTTCTGTCAGGAGTACCAGTGAGGTTCCTCGATCACAATAACCTCGCCGGAAAGCACGCATTTCTCGGAGCCAGCAAATCGTCATGGCTACGGTATGACGAAACGAAACTGAAATCCACATATCACAAAGCCAAGGCCGCTGCGCTTGGTACTCAATTGCATGCATTAGCTGCAGAACATATTACATTGGGCCTCCCTTTTGGAGAGCCCGATGAACGCGACCCGCTTATGGCAACTGTCGCGAAGTTCGTTAACGACGCAATCGCGTACAAGATGAGCCCGGAGACGGTACTATATTACAGTGAGTACGCCTTCGGAACTGCTGATGCGATATCTTTCGACGAAGATTCTGAATTTCTTCGAATTCACGATTTGAAGACCGGGACCGGTCTTACAAAGTTCGAGCAGCTCGAGATTTATGCTGCCCTGTTCTGCCTCGAATATGGTGTACCGTCTACCGTGCAAATGCAGCTTCGCATTTACCAACATGGAGAGCCGCGCGTCCATATTCCTGAGTCTGACGATATCAGGGATATCATGGGGCGTATAGTTCATTTCAGCGATATTCTCATGGAGGAAGACAATGACTGAAGATACCCTTGCTCACTACGGCATCCTCCGTAAATCAGGAAGATACCCCTGGGGTTCAGGCAAGGACCCATATCAACGCTCTCTCGACTTCCAAGGCCTCGTGAAGGGTCTCTCCGCTAAAGGCATGTCCGAGGCTGAAATCGCTAAGGGCCTTGGTATGACCACAACCGAGCTCCGAGCCACTAAGTCTATCGCCAAGCGCGAACGCCAGGCAGTTGAAATCGCAATGGTCCGCAAGCTAGATGCAAAGGGCATGAGCCAGCCGGCTATTGCGGAGCGTCTGGGTATTTCCGCGTCCACTGTCCGCAACTACCTCAAGGATGACGCCGGCAAGACCGCTTCGAAGATCGAGGGTGTTGCGGATATTCTGAAGCGGGAGACCGATAAGCACCGCTATATCGATATTGGTAGCGGCACCGAGGTCTCTCTCGGCACCACGGCTACCACGCTGAAGCTCGCGTCAGCAACACTTGAAGCTCAGGGATATCAGGTCCAAGACATCAAAATTAGGCAGCTCGGGACGGACAATTACACATCCACCCGAGTTCTTGTCGCACCAGGTGTCCCTAAGTCTGAAACTGTGAAGAACCTCGACCAAATTCACGTGGTTGGCGTCCGCACGGATCCCCAAGGAAATAAGCTCGCTTTGAAGCCGCCGGCTCCGCTTGATTCAAAGAGGGTCATGGTCCGGTACGCCGAAGATGGCGGCACCAACAAGGATGGTGTCATTGAAATCCGTCGCGGCCTCAAAGATCTGAATCTTGGCAAGTCGAACTATGCCCAGGTGCGTATCAGCGTGGATGGTACTCATTATCTCAAGGGTATGGCCATCTATGCCGATGATTTGCCGGCTGGCAAGGATATTCGGTTCAACACGAATAAATCTAAGAATATCCCAATGATCGGAGAGGGCGACACAGTCCTCAAGAAAATGAAATCCGACCCGGATAATCCATTTGGCGCTACAATCAGGCGCCAGATGGAATATATTGACAAGGACGGCAAGAAGAAGCTGTCCCCTGTCAACTTGGTTAACGAGGAGGGTTCTTGGGGAGACTGGAGTCGAACTCTAGCCTCACAATTTCTGTCCAAACAGGATATTTCATTTGCCAAGCAGCAACTAGATATTTCAACTAATGAAGCCAAGGAGAAGTTCAGGGATATTATGGTCCTAACTAATCCGGTGCTTCGTAAGAAGGCCCTTCAAGATCTAGCGGACAAATGTGACTCGGATAGTGTCCGACTCAAAGCCGCAGCAGTCCCAGGACAGGCGTACCAAGTTATTCTCCCTGTGCCATCTTTGAAACCCACAGAGGTATATGCTCCCAATTTCAAAAATGGGAGTAAGGTGGCTCTCGTGCGGTACCCCCACGGTGGCACATTCGAGATCCCGATATTGACTGTGAATAATGGCCATAAGGAATCTCGTAGGACCATCGGCGAACTTGCGGCGGATGCTGTTGGTATTCATCCCAAAGTCGCTGGTCGTTTGTCGGGTGCTGACTTTGATGGCGATACCGTTTTGGTGATCCCCGTCACGCCAAAGAGTCGTATCCGGTCTACTTCCCCCCTTAAGGGACTCGAAGGTTTTGATCCCTCGTCTGCCTATCCGGGATATCCTGGGATGAAAGTTCTTACAGAGGCGGGCAAACAAAAACAAATGGGCATAATCAGTAATCTTATTACTGATATGACCGTTAAAGGCGCTACCGAGGCAGAGCTTGCGCGAGCTGTTCGTCACTCGATGGTTGTGATTGATGCGGCCAAGCATAAGCTTGACTACCGCACTTCCGCCGAGGACAACCAAATCGCCGAGCTCAAGAAGAAGTATCAGCCCGAGGGCGGCGTCTCCACTCTTATTTCCCGTGCTGCATCCGAGGTAGATATTCCTAAGCGGAAACCCCGGTCCATGGCAAAGGGAGGCCCTATCGATCCGATAACGGGTAAGCGAGTTTATGAGGAGACGGGTGAAACATATACGATCACCCGTGAGTTCAAGACCAAAGCGCCCCGTATTGAGACAAAGCTGCGTACGTCGAAGGCTACCCGCATGGAGTTGGTTGACGACGCCCATGCTTTGTCATCGGGTACCCCCATGGAAGCTCTGTATGCCCGCTATGCTAACGATATGAAGGCGCTGGCTAATACCGCCCGCCGGGAGATCATTTCAACCCCCACCCTGAAACGAGACCCGACTATAGCTAAGCAGTACGCCGATGAGGTGAGCTCCCTCAAAGAAAAGGTGAGGGTAGCCCTAACAAATGCACCCCGCGAGAGGCAGGCCCAACTCATCGCCGGAGGCGTTGTGAAGGCCAAGGTCGAAGAGAATCCTGGAATTACCAAGGACGAACGCACTCGTCTTGAGAGCCAGGCTCTTAAGGCTGCCCGTATTCGAACTGGCGCTTCCCGCAAGGAGGCCCAATTCGACATAACGGATCGTGAATGGAAGGCCATTATGGATGGCGCTGTTAGCAACGCCATGATGGAGTCGATCGCTCGTTACGCGGATCCCGAGCGCTTGCATGAATTATCCATGCCAAAGGAAAAGCCTGTACTTACCACTGGTGTGATTGCTCGAGCTCGTGCCATGGCAAAGAATGGGGCCACTACGTCGGAAATTGCGGAGATGCTCGGCATCAGTACGAGCTCCGTGCTAGAAGCAGTGAAGGGGGACTGATTGATATGAGTGCGATGTATCTAACGACAACTGATAATCCGTTCAGTCCAAAGACTGAGTTCGATCAGTGGTTCGCATTCGACATCCAAAAAGGTTACAATAGTTGCGGCCTCCTGGATCGTGTATGCAAAACCAGTGACAATCTAAGTGATGCACTGGTTGCAGACGATGTCGAAGAAGCGATTCAATGGATTCTCGATCATGATGTTACTGGAAAGCGAACTTTCGTGATCGAATGAATCAATGTTGATGGAGGGAATGCCACGGTTCTCCCTCCATTGACCCCCCGGGGGG